CGACTGTACCTGCTCCACCAGCCACTACGGTAACAGCACCAGCAGAAGTTACAGTACCAGCAAGGTTTCCAGCAGTTCCAGCAGCAGTTGATACTTGGCTAGACAAAGGTGATACTGCACCAACAGCAGCAGCACTTGTTACTAGGGCATCTCCAGCAGTGAATGACTGGCTAAAACTGAATGAAGCACCAGGAACATCCTGTGTTACTACAGTGGCAGCAGGTGTTGCTACCCCAGAGGTGATGGCATAAGAACCGATACCATTAGTTACAGCACTGTCACCAGAACCATAGGTAGTATCAATACCATTACCACTAATGGAATAGGAAGAACCAATACGTTCTACTTGAGTCGCAGCAGCATTTACAGAGAGCTGTATGCTAGAGGACAGTTTGTGAGTTAAATCTGCTTTGGCTGCAGGTGTCAACGAGAATAATAACAAGGAAGCCAAAAATAGCTTGTTCATTTATTAGGGTATCATTATCCTATGAGTATTTAGACTTTATAAAACTGTCTATATATGATACAATAGTTCTAGTAGAAGTTAATTTAATGATGAAAATTTTTCTTGACACAGCAGACGTGGCAACGATTAAGCAGCATTATCAGACAGGTTTAATAGATGGTGTAACCACTAATCCGTCATTGATAATGAAATCTCATAGACATCCACATGAAGTATATGAAGAACTTATAGAATTTGGTGTAGAAGATATCTCTATGGAGGTAACTGGTTCCACCGCAATCGAAATGATAGCAGAAGGTGAGAAGTTAGTTCACAAGTTTGGCAAACAACAAACAACTATCAAAGTTCCATGCACACCTGAAGGTTTAGTTGCATGTAAAGAACTATCGAAACAAATTGTAAGAGTTAATGTTACCTTAATATTCTCACCAGCACAAGCAATACTTGCTGCAAAGGCAGGTGCTACCTACATTTCTCCATTCGTAGGACGTGTTGATGATAATTCATATGGTGGTTTGTGTTTAATAAAGGATATTGCTAACATCTTTGCTAAACAAAATGTCTTTGACTGTGGGATACTAGGTGCATCTATTCGTAATGTAAGGGATGTAGGTAGAGCATTTGAATATGGTGCTAACATTTGTACTATACCTGTAGGTGTATTTGAAAAAATGTATAAGCATGTACTAACTGATGCTGGACTGGCAGCGTTTGAGGCAGACTATCAGAAAACACTAAGTGAATTTCCCCTAAATAATTAACGGAAATAAACTAACAAGCCCATGGCATACACAGCACGAGGATTAAAAATCCGTGTCTTCTATGACACACTAGCATCAGAATGGAGATGGAACGTTAGTGCTAGAGGTACGGCAAGTGGTGAGTTTGCTGATGACTGTGGCACAAATGCTGACCTAACAGTAGCAATGGATGCATGCAAAGCCGCTATAGTTGCAAGACTAGCATAATGGCATACATCGCACGAGGATTAAAAATAGGTCTTGCCTATCATGATGAATCTTCGGAATGGAGATGGGCTATTCAAGCAAGTGGAACAGCACCTGGTGAATTTGAAAAAATACTAGGCACACATGCTGACTTATCGACAGCAATGGACAATCTAAGAGCAGCAATCGTTGCAAGACTAGCGTAACAATTGAATAATAACTTAAAGGGGGTGCTTGACACCCCTTTCTTTTTGTCTTATACTAATCACCATGAAAGATCAGAACCCTGTGTTGGAAAAGGAATCAACTGAAGTCAAATGGAATAGGGCAGTTGATATTTTTATAGAGTCAGTCTATAAACCTGACAATTTCCTACGTTCATGTGCCTACAATCAGCATTGTCACGATGAGCTTATGGAAGTTAGGGAACAGGTGCTAGACCATTTAAGAACTTTACGTCATTGACATATATTATTAGGGATGATACAATATTGATGACAACTATTATATGATATGACTAGGGGATCATTCTACTCCCAATTCAAAACTGAATTTCGACCATTGATCAGTGCAGTAGAAGGAAGAATAGATCTGGATATAGAGCATCCAGATTTGTATAGGAAAGTTTATACATACTACACGGAACGGGACGTTTACTTCCATGAAGATGACCGTGACTATAATACAATCATGGATCAACTTGAATATGACCTGTTAGCATCTGGAGTTTCAGTATGACCATAAAACGTGAACGTCCTTGGGGGTGGTATAAAACCATCTGTAGAGGTGAGAACTATGCAGTCAAAAAAATTTGGGTAGAACCTAATCAAAGACTATCATTACAGTATCATAACCTACGTGCAGAGCATTGGACTGTGGTAAAGGGTAGTGGTCTTGTTACACAAGGTACTCTTGAAAGACAGTGTAAACCAGGTGATACCTTTGACATAGGTATAGAACAAACACACCGTCTAGCAGGTGGTGATAAGGGTGTACTTATTATTGAAGTACAACGTGGTACATGTAAGGAAGATGATATTATAAGACTGGAAGATGACTATGGAAGAGTCCAACCAAATAATATATACGCTACGATTAATGAGTATGGAACGGAATGACCTACTTTGTTACTGGTGGTGCAGGGTTTATAGGTAGTAATTTTCTACACTACCTAAAGAAAGTTACTGATGAAGAAGTTATTGTAATAGATAACCTGACTTATGCTGCTGATGAAAAGTTTATACCTAACCACTATACCTTTGAGTGGTGTGACATAACCAATGAACAGCATGTCAACTACTTGTTTGATAAGTATAATCCAACTAAGGTATGGCACTTTGCTGCTGAAAGTCATGTAGATAATTCTATATCAAATTACAGACCATTCTTAGAGTCTAATGTAATAGGTACTATCAATCTATTGAATGCTAGTCTTAAGCATGAGATTGAAAAGTTCCATCACATATCTACAGATGAAGTGTATGGATCCTTAGAGTATGATGATACTGTATTGTTTTCTGAGAAGACAAAGTATGATCCAAGGAATCCTTACTCGGCAACCAAGGCATGTAGTGATCACTTCGTAACATGTTGGCATAATACATACGGTCTACCTTACTTAATTACCAACTGTAGTAATAACTATGGGCAGCATCAGCATATAGAAAAACTTATACCAAAGGTTATTATCAATGGTATGAAGGATCAGGTTACATATATGCATGGTGGTGGACAACAAGTAAGAGATTGGTTGTATGTATATGATCATTGTAGAGCAATTTGGATGCTAGAAGAACAAGGTATAATCAATGATCACTTTAACATTGGTGGATCATGTGAACTGAGAAATGTTGATGTCACTAAGATGATTCTGGATCTTATTAAGAAACCCTATAGTCTGATAGGTATTGATAATGGGAGACCAGGAATTGATAAGCGATATGGCATGGATCATGCTAAGATGTCTCACAAGACAGGTTGGTATCCTGAAACTCCCTTTGACATAGGACTAAGAGCAACCGTTACTTGGTATCTTGAACAATTATTATGATTTCTCTTTATGGATCTAGTGGTTTCGTAGGCAGCAACTACAAAGAAATGTATGAAGATACATTATGTGTTGCTCGTGATGATCGTAAACCACTATCAGATGATATCCTGTATATGATATCAACCACGGACAACTACAATGTCCATGACCAAATTACACTTGACGTTGACACGAATTTACATGTCCTTTGCGAGGTTCTTGACCACTGTAGGTCAGAAAACATTACCTTCAACTTCGTTTCCAGTTGGTTTGTCTACGGACAAGGTAAGCACAACCCCAGACTTGAAACGTCTGTCTGTAATCCAACAGGCTTCTACTCGATCACAAAGCTTTGTGCTGAAAATCTTATCAAGTCTTTTGCTGAAACCTATGGCATAGACTATCGTATACTAAGACTATGTAATGTTCTAGGTGCTGGTGATAAGAATGCATCACGTAAGAAGAATGCTATTACATGGATGATCAATGAGATGAAGGAAGATAAGGAGATCTCTTTGTATGATCAAGGTAGACACACTAGAGATGTAATGCATGTGAAAGATGTATGTAGAGCAATCAAGTTAGTCTTAGATAGGGGGCAGAAGAATCGTGTATATAATATAGGTTCTGGTGAACCAACTGCTATCAGTGCTATAATATCATTGGCAAAGTATCATTTGAACTCTAAGTCAAACATCAAATCAATCACACCACCCGACTTTCATAAAGCAGTCCAATGTAAGGACTTCTGGATGGATACAGGTGGTTTAGATTACCTAGGGTTTAAACCAGAGTACGACCTTGAAACTATTGTAAAAGAACTATGTCAATAAATGAGAAGGTTGCTTCTTTCGTATCAGATCTACAGTCTGATGGTGAAAACTTATTTCCTTATCTGGCAAACAAAGACTGGAAACCAGGTAAGCAGATATTCTATTCTGGTCCTTACTGGGATGAACAAGAACCTATTGCAGCGATTACGACTCTTCTAAAAGGTAGATGGTTACCAGCAGGGGAGGAGGTTAATAAGTTCGAGGCAGGGTTTGGTAAGAAGTTTGGTCATGACTATTCTGTCATGGTGAACAGTGGATCATCTGCTAACCTAGTGATGATTGCTGCACTGAAGAAGTACTTTGACTGGAAAGATGGTGATGAGATATTAGTAT